TCAGTCAATCTATCGGTCGTGTGATCCGTCTAGGAGGCGCTGAGAAGACGTTTGGTCTAGTATGTGTGCCAGTCTTTGATAAAGTGGGCATCAGCACTGCCAGGAGCGTACAGGCGGTAGTTGATACCGTCTTTGAGAAGGGTAAACCTGCCATCTCCGAAGTCCGTCGCTAATGCTGTCAGATAATATTTACGATCTGGCGATTGAGACTGCCAGGTCGTCGCCATCTAAAAAGCAGGTTGGTGCAGTTCTTCTCAACAAAAGTAAGGTTGTGATGACTGCAACAAACCTAGAAACTAAATCACATCCACTACAAGCATCATTTGCTGTTCGTGTGGGAAGACCCGAAAAGATCTTTCTTCATGCAGAAATTTCAGCTCTTGTTAAATGTCGCGAAGAATGTGATACAATTGTGGTAGCACGATTGGGTGGTCATAATCATGATGAACTTCGTATGGCAAAACCATGCCCAGTATGTGCATTAGCTCTTAAAGATGCGGGTATAGATAAAATACACTATACAACTAACGAAGGATTTTTGTATCAATATGTATAATATAGAGGCGAATCATACATTTTCAAAACTAATTTATGTGATACCAAATAATCTCACAGAAGAGTTTTGTAATCATTGTATTGAGAAGTTTGAGGGAGATGATAGAAAGATCCCAGGAATGACTACCGTGGAGAGAAGGGCACTAGATGATACTGACACTGGTGATAAAATTTCAACCGATCTTCTCATAACGCCTTTCGATGAATGGAAAGATGAAGATTCTGTATTTTTCAATTCATTGCAAATTGGAATGGATAAATTCTTAAATGAATTTGGCCAAAAATTTAAAATATGGGATTATTTCAAAGATTCATCTGACTTTGGGTATCAAATACAAAGAACAAAACCAGGAGAATATTACCATTGGCATTCTGATTACTGTTCCGAGGGAACTTCTGGGAATCCTAGGCTATTAACGTTTATTTGGTATCTGAATGATATTCATGAAGATGGATATACTGAGTTCGTTGATGGAACTAAAGTGCAACCAAAAACAGGAAATTTACTTCTTTTTCCAGCAACCTGGCCGTATCTGCACAGAGGATATCCACCAAAATCAGAGACAAAATATATTTGTACTGGATGGATTAGTGCTCCACTTTTAGGATATTCTTAATTTTTAAAATTTCTATAAATATTTTTAGTTTCTAAATCTTATTAAGATGGCATTGAGAATTTTAAGACTTGCACCATTATTTGTTGTTGGAGCTTTGCTTGGCGCTGGTATTCAACATGGACAAATGCATGTGTATAATAGTTTAGTTCCACACGTACATTCAAACGGAGTCATTCACTCCCACTAAATTATAAGATTTTTTGTCATGCATCCTGACCTAATTAAAAACAGTTACGTTATTATTACCAATTTTATTGATTCTGATAGAGCAAAATCTTTATCGGAACAATTCCATAGGGATCATGAAAAGAATCAATATGGAAGTGACGATCAAGCACCAAATTCTGCTTGTGTGTATAATTATGAACCATCACTAAAACTTTTGCATGAAAAGGTAGGAGATCTTTCTGAGTTTCTTCAGAATCCAGTTCTCCCAACTTATTCATATTCAAGAATTTATGCAAAGGGAGAAGTATTAAAGAAACACACGGATCGTCTTTCGTGTGAGATTTCGGTGTCCGTAAATTTGGATAGCGATAAAGAATGGCCTCTTTACATTTATGATTCTGATAATGTACCACATGAAATCAATCTTGGACCAGGAGATGCAGTTGCATTTTTGGGATGTTTTCAAACTCACTGGAGACTAGAGTATACTGGAAACTATTGTTCTCAAGTTTTTCTACATTATGTAAGAGAAAATGGATCTGCTGTTGAATATGTAAATGATGGTGGTGATAAACTTAAAGAGCAAGAGAACAGAATCAAAGTTATCAATGAATATATTGGGATGGGGTGGATTGCACCCCACCATATTAAAGTTGAGTTGGGAAAAGAGGTAAAAAAATCTGCAACATATTTGACTAATGTTGCAGATGCTATTGTCTATTATAAAAATGCAATAGATCCTGATGTTTGTGATCGAATAATTGAATATTGTAAAGATAAAGGAGAGTGGAAACCTGCATTAACTGAAGGTGACACTGCACAGGGATTAAAACAATCAAAACTTAGAAAATGTGATACTTACATGATTTCTGGATCTACTGATCCAGTAGGGAAAGAAATGGATGGTATTATGTTCAAAGCATATAATACATGCTTGAATGATTATAGTAGAAAATTTAGATTTGCTTCTGTGGATGGTGATGATGGATATACAATATTGAGATATGGTCCTGGTGGTGAATATATTGAACATATTGATCAGGGCCCCAAAAATAATCGGTCATTTACTGGTATAATGGCTCTGAACGATGATTATGAGGGTGGTGGACTTGAATTTTCTGGTGGATCCGTAACTTATCAACTTGCAAAGGGTTCAGTAATTTTATTCCCATCATCTTTCATGTATCCACATCGTGTTGTTCCAGTAATATCTGGAACTCGATATACTGTTGTAACTTGGTTCCTTTGATGCCCAGACTTAGTAAAGCAGAACTTGAGAAACTGTTTCCATATGAAACCTTCCCTATTCGTATGGAATGGAAAGAGGGGAAAAATGTAAGAATTGCATGGTTTGAATGTGATGAGCACATGCAGAAACAATATGATAGGGTAAAGAAACCACGTCTAAAAGTTGATGTTCGTTATAGATATCCAGAATTAAAACCACAAGAGAAACCCAAACGGAAGGTATCGTCCTCAAAAGTAACAAAAACCAAAAAACCCATAGCGAAAAAGGCAGAAGCGATCAAGACTCCATCTATTGCAAAGAAAACGACAACAAAGGCTAAAGCACCTGTCAAGAGGGCTCGCCGCAAGAAAACCAATTCGTGAACTGGTCTGATTGCTTGCCATGGGCACGGGTTTGATGTATATTGGCCATGTTGAGAGGGATGACCCCACCACATGACTGCCACACTAGCACAACACACTGCTCAGATGGACGCTCGGAACACCATTCAACTGAATGTCACTAAGTATTGCCTGATGCTTTGTGATGCACTGACTCAAACTGCTCCACAAACTGGTAGCAACTATGGTTTCTATCTTGATTCCATGGGTCGTAAGTATCACAAGATCTTCATGACTATCAATGGCAAGCGTGATTCAATTCATGCATTCATTGATAAGAAGACTGGTGAGGTTTACAAACCAGCATCAATCAAAGCACCAGCTAAAGGTGTTCGTTTCAATCTGTTAATTATCAAAGAACGTGAGTTTGTGCTTGAAAATGCAACATGGAATGGTGGTTATCTCTACCGTAATGCATACTACCAGAGTGCTTGAATCATGATCGAATTTAATCAACGCCATTGGAAACTTATTTTTGATGCTGTTCGTAAAGATCAACAGCGTCAAGTTGTTGGTAGTAAATTTTACGAGGAATACAATAATATTTTGAATAGTATCTATTTCCTTGCATACCCAAAAACTGACAAATGAAAGACTGGAGAGTTTATTGCCGCACTGCTTTCAATGCACTTCGTGCCAACGCGGAGCTATGGAATGATTCCGACTATTTTCGTCCAATCACGCGCATTTACTATGAACTTGTATTCGGTGCGGGATACAATCGCACTGGGTTAGTCAGTGAAGCAGCAATGAATGACTCAAAAGAGCGTACAGATGATCATTGCTTGTCTCCACAATTCATCGCCAGGATGATTATGGACAATCCAGACATATATCTTGAAGATTATGAAAACTTTGAGAATCTATTCAATCTGGCAAGAACCACAGTATGTGTCACCAAGTCTGAAAACAAACAGTTAAGTATGCTGACAGACAATGATAGTGTGGAATACAAAGTTTATGTTCCAACTAATCTAAAGTACAAGCATCTGAGTATCAAACTGTATGAAAAGGTTGGACAACAATACAAAAATGCTGTAGAATATGATGGTGATGTTGGGGATATTGCTCCTCAAGATCTGTTAAATTATGAGAAACAATTCTTAGTCAAATGAACAACACAATCAAGTTTATCATAGTTGGCTTTGTTGCCACTATTGTTTGGGAATTTGGTCATCCATTCATTCCAGGTCTTGTACCAGATCAACATACACATCAATCTGATATGTATATGCCTTTCTGTAAATCATGATTTCCACTTCTACCATGAATAGTCCATACAACAGCGGTTTTGAAAATTCTCCGTATCAATTCAAAACTCTTACATTTGAAGAGCAACGTAAAGGTCGCCTAGCTGAATCCATCGATGAGTATCTCAATGAAGGTAGAGTAAATGGTGAACCAGAAAGTGTTGATGTATTCTATGCGGATCTTCGTGCTTGTATTCAAGATCTTATAGATTATCACGGTAAAAGAAAAGATCATGCTGTGTCGGCACTAGAGGCCATTCTAGGTCATCGGCCAATTCCCGAACTGGGCGAGGAACTCCCCATGCCACAAGGCAATCGTCTATAATAGCCAAGTAACCAAAGGACTCAATGCAGAACAAGCACATCGAACACATCGAAGATTCTATTCTGACGGGTGATCTGTCTGCTATTGACCTTATCTACAATCCTACTCACATGTCAGTGAAGATGGATGGTTCTCCCGCAATCGTATGGGGCACTGATCCTGCAACTGGTACATTCTTTGTTGGTACTAAAGCTGTATTCAACAAGAAAAAGATTCGTATTGCACACTCTCACGATGAGATTGACCAGCACTATACTGGTTTTGTGGCAGAAGTTCTTCATACTTGTTTCAAGTATCTGCCTCGTACCGATGCAGTCTATCAGGGTGAGTTCATTGGATTTGGTAATGGTAAAGACTTCAAGTCTAATCTGATTACATACAAGTTCTCGGAAACTGTGACCGAGAAACTGATCATTGCACCACACACATATTACACTGGTGAGAATGATCTAAGGCAGATGGTGGCTAATCCACTGTTTGACATTTTCGATTCACATCCCAAAATCAAGTGGGTCCAACCTAGTGTCGATAAGATTCGCGGGGAAATGTCGGCACCCAAGATTAACACGCGCAAAATCAAATTTCTATCCAAAAAAGAGGCAGAAAAGCGTAAAACCTCCATCAATCTGTGTATTGATCAGGGTATTCCTCTGAATGATGAAATTCTAATTGCAATCCTGGGTGATATTCATCTCGTAAACCTCTATCTTTTGGTTCTGGAGATGAAAGAGGAATTTATTGATAGTCTCATCGTCACGGATGCCCCAGTGTCCATGATCGGCCCCATGAGAATCAAACATGAGGGTTTTGTTATCTCCGATGGTAAAACCACGGTCAAAGTAGTCGATCGTGAAGTATTCAGCTGCCTCAACTTCAATATTCCCAAGAACTGGACAACTTAACAAACTGTTTAGCATTCTCTCAGAGGCAGCCACAAGGCGCTACAATGGCATTGTCAACTAAAGCAGGACCAATGACACTCTACGATCACATTCTGATGATTTGGGAGGGCAAATCTCCCGATGATTTTGACATTCGCTGTGAAGTCTATTCCAGATGTTTGCCAAAATTTATGATAAGGACTAAGAATGATTGAACTCCCAATTGATTTCCCACATGAACCACCAACAGGATACCGCTATGAGGCGGATCAATTTAAGAGTAATGTTGTTGCAATCTGGACTGTATGTAATCCTGGGTTCAGTTACAATGGTGGTGATGACATTCGTTGTATCTGGGGATTCTACAATACCAAGAAGCGACAGTATCATTCACCAATCAACTGTAAAAAAGTAGGTGCCGTTGTTGATGTTGATGACACACGGCCATATTCATCAATGCCAATTCAATATAAAGGATTAGAGGCATTCTTTGTATGATAAGAGACCATAAAAAAGAGTATCAACGTTTATCACCAGAACAAAAAGCAAAGAAGATTGCTCGTAATAATCTCCCTGAAGTAAAACAACTTAAAAGAGAATTCTATTTGCGTAATAAGCAACTTAAACAAGAACGTTATCAACAACATAGACAACAAGTAATAGAATACCTACAACATAAACATAATCACATAGGTTGTATGGGTTGTGGATCACAAGAACAATTAGAGATAGATCATATAGATCCCTCTATTAAAGAATGTGACCCTGCTAAGAGTTTTGGTGCTAAGACTATTACCAATCGTATATGGAATGAGATAGACAAGTGTCAACTACTATGTTATGATTGTCATAGAGAGAAGACAGGTAAACAGTTTAGAAAAGATTAGAAGCATTCTTTGTATAAGCTCTGGGACCGTAGTTCAATCGGTTAGAGCACCGCCCTGTCACGGCGGAAGTTGCGGGTTCGAATCCCGTCGGTCCCGTTGTTAATTAGTGTTTTTTCCATATCGGGAACTGTATGCATGACCAATGCTGCGAAGCAGGCGAAAATATGGAAAAAACAGGTCTTTGCTTCTGTGGTGGTAAGGGTTCTCAAGGTAGATCCGCAACAAGGTGACAGCATACCACCAATTTAATCAAACCAGTTGGCGAACTGGCTAAAACCCCTTGCCAAATGCCTCAAAGTCTGCAATACTATAAGAGTCAAAGAAACGGATTCAATGCGAGACTTCATCTGTGCATACTTCGGGACTGGTTCTGACGGTAAAGACTGGACGATCAGTGCAAGAGGTTTTGCCAATAGTCAAGAGGCAGAAAAGCATGGTCTCTTCATGATGCCAACACCAGGATGTTTTGGTTTTGCCGTGATTGCCGAAAATGATCTTCAAGATGGTTGGCAGCTGCGTCTTGAGCGTAGTATGCTCTCACCTCAGAATCGGGTGATTCAAGATAATCTTAACAATTACAAGATCACCTCTTTCTGAACCAGTTGGGGAACTGGTCCAAACCCCTTGACCAGGATCCCAATCCGATGTATATTGGCCATGTTGAGAGGAATACCACTCAACTGCGGTGACTCCCTTGCTAGTTCAGAGTCAGCGGCGATAGGAACTAGCAACAAACACATTTTCATTATGAACTACACTCTCAAGCAACTTCAAGAACGTGTCAACAAATTGATTGAACAACAGGGAGAAGATGCAGAATGTGCCGCATGGATTTATACCAAGAATGATTGTCATCTAAAGGACGAAGATG